CACTATGAGCTTGTATATATGTAACTCTACAAGGCCCTATATTGGTAGAACCACCTGTGATAGTTTTAAAATTACCATCTGCTGTTAATGTACTAAACTTTTGATCTGAACTCATGTTTTCTCCTTAAAATTAAATGTGGGGCCGAAGCCCCACACTAATTATCTATTAACTATCTGCAAAAGGTGTTGCTTCAGTACCTGTACCGATTAACACTGCTTCTACTAAATATACATTATCTTCAAGTGCAGTAATTGTAATTGTGCTACCTTTATCTCCACCTGTAGTTCCACCGTTCATGCTGATAACATCGTTAGATGCTGCTGGTGCAAATGTGCTGTTTGTGCCATCTGCAACGTTAACAACAGTTGCGTGACCAACAAATTTGTCAGTTCCGTCTGTTTTAATATCGCAATCTGTAGAGTCTGTACCTACAAAAAACTTGTAGACCGCACCTAAGTGACTGTTCACGTTAGGATCATTGTCTCCAGCTGATGCACCTTTGCTATCTGCTTTGATTGTTGGAAGTGTGATTGCACCATCTGCATCATTTACTTTAATAACTTTACCTGCGTGAGCAGCAAAAGTTAAAGTAGTTTCTGCTGTGATGTTTACAATCGAATCAGGTCCTGCAGTAACAAATCCTCTTTGAGATTTTACTGGTCCTGAAAATGTAGTTTGTGCCATAGTATTATCCTCCTAGTTACGTTCATGCAGTCTCTAGGCCGTCGACTATACTCGTCTACATGAACTTATTTGTATAGTGATTAGTTTATATAGTAGATTTAAGTAGAGCGCAAGAGGGCCTGTAATGTGGATTGGATTTTTCCAACGATGTAGCTTTTTGTTAAGTAGCTACAGAAACTTGGGGTGCAGTTTTATGTGCAGCTTGTGCTTCTGCCATTTTTATATGATTGATTAACTCTCTAACTTTATTGTCAATCTTAACCATATTAAGAGTGTATCTTCCTTCACTCTTATGCTCCTGCTCCCACTTGTTGTCTAGAGCTTTTTTCTGTTGGTAAAGCTCCTGGATGTGGTTTTCCATTTATAACCTCCTCATAGGTTATTTTGTATCTACGAGTATCATACATGTCACCCGTATATTCCCACTTTATACTGTTTTCTCCAAGTTTGTCAAGGATTGATTTCTCCAATGATTCTGGATTGTCCTCAGATAGGACTTCAAATTTTGCGTAATAGTCGTATGCAGATATTGTTACTAGAAATTTTTTCATTGTCTCACCAATTGTATTTGTAAATGGGGCCGTTTTGAGGCGGCCCCATAAATTAGGTATTACGCACCTTCTACACCGAAGATACCTCTAGGGTCAGATACACCAAATGAGTATCTTTCTCTAGCTTTGTATCTTACGTTGCCAGTGTCGAAATCACCTTCCATCGCAGTTGTTAACGGCGCTCTTGTGAACATTTTCATACCATTTGGTACGTCTGTAATAATGTAAAACGCATCAGAGTCAGTTAAGTAGTTATTAACTCTGTATCCTTGTGGAATCATACCCATAGATACGATTGCATTCACATCATTGTCAGCTGTTCCAGTTCTACCTTGAGACTTCATAAGTCTCTCAGCTGTAAACTGAAGCTCCGAAGGAATGATCATTTTCACTCCTCTCGCTGCAACTTTAAGACCTCTTTCGTCAGTCATTTTAGCGATGTCTATTAAAGACTGCTCTAATGACGTCTCGTTAAGATCTGCCTGCGTAGTCAATGTATTTTGAAAAGTACCATTGATCGTAGGGTGAGAAGTGTTAAACAAGCTTACACCGTCTCCTGAATCAAACGTATCAGTTGATGGTAAACCGTTGATTAAAGGCTCAACAGCTTTTACTTGTTTCGCATTGCTCATAGATCTCGCTAAAGCTTTTGTATATCTAGACGCAAGTCTGTCATACAAATTATCCTCAATCGCTTCTTCAGTGATTGCGAATGCTAAAGCTACGGTCTCGTGTGAGTAACGAGCTGTAAAAGTTTCTTGTGCATCATCAAATGATACTCCTGCACCTTCAGCTTTTACTTGTGCGTTTCCGAATCCAGATAACATTACTTCTTCTTCAAAAGCTCTGTCAGAAGATTCGTTAGTATAAATCTCAGCGTGCTGATTTTCATACCTTTTGTACTCCAGGCCAAATAGTGCATTTAAACCTGGCTCTAGTTCTTTAACTAGTTGTGATCTTGATATTGCCATTTTTATTTTCTCCTATTTAGCTTATCCGTATAGTCTCGCCGCTGCTGCCATTACAACTTTTACATTACAACCAGCTGCAGTAATATCCTCATTTTCAGGATCTTCTGCTGTGCCGATTACAGTAAACATTGATGTTGCTGCATTGTTCGAGCCTATCTCTAGAGTTACAACTGACTGACCATCTTTGTTGGTCCCGTCATTGTTATTACAATTGTACGCAGTTTTGTTTTGTGCTGATACTGCAATTGCTGCATCTGCTTTACAGATATACTCTTGATAAGGATCTGTATTTACAAAAGCAAAACCATTTGTGCTCCCTGTATTAGGGTTAGTTCCAAATGCTTGCGACGCTGCTACATTATTTGCAAAAGTTGGTTTCTTAGTTGTGCTATCTATAAAGAAAAAGCCATTAAGAACTCCAACTAATTTAGCGTGAGAGTCAGAAGCATAAGATGCTCCACCTGTTCCGCCATCGTCAGTAGTAGCAAAAGACGCGTCCTGAATGAAACCTGTATTACCAGCATCTTGAATAGATGCAGGGTCATTTTTCATTAGGGCAACACCTGGAGCTGTTTGAAGTTGGTATTTAGTTTGACCTTGAATAGATGGAGTTCCTCCTAATCTATTCGCAGCTCTAAAACCAAATCCAACTGTTGACTGATTTGCCATAGTTGTTTCTCCTTATGTACCTGCCCCGAAGGGCCTCCAGTACGGGTTTATTTAAATTCAGTGATTAAAAAATTACTTTTTCGTACCACCGAAGGTTACACGAGATTGCCTTTCAATATTGATAGGCATCCTCTGGTCTTGCTCCTTCATAAGATCGTTGTTTACCGCTTCGCTTCGCTCTTGATGACGTCCTGTCATGTAAGCTTGTCTTTGCTTCGCAATCTCGATCGGTACCTTTGCAAGTAAAAGGCCACCAACCCCAATCACTCCCTTGTATTTACCTTCTTCAAGCACAGGGTAGTCAGATGCGTTTTCGATTTCTTCAGCACGAACTAATTCATAACCTTCTCTAATTCGTCCAGTTATGTTTTTCGTATCTTGAAATCCTACGACTTCTGCTCTAACCCATCTATACCTAAATCCATCAGGTGCAGGGGGTGCATCTAGAGATGATGGAGGAACCCACACTTTAGGTCTTTCAGACTTTATACGTGTATCGTTCGCACGAGAAGTTTTTGTTTTATCTTTTTCCATTACGCTATACCTCCTTCGTGATATTTAATTGTTTCGCGTATTCTTCGAGTGGCACTCCTAATTTTTTCGCTATTGCGACCTGTGAGGAAGTGAGTCTCACAGTTTGCCTTCCTTGTCTTACAGCTGAACGTTTGACAGAGGCAACATTTTGCGTCGGTTTTGACGTTTGTGTTTCCTTTGTATCAAATTTATGCGGGAATTCAAGTCTAATTCTCTTGTCAACCTCTGCATAATACTCATCTGTTTGAGGATCAAAGCCTTCCCTTTCAACCAAATCTTTATGAATTTCAAAGGCAGTAAAAGTCATAGCTCTATCTTTACCGAACCATTCATTTCTACCAGCCCAATCTTCAGCTCTAGGATCCGGAGCAGGTAAGTCTTTAGGTGTGCTTTCTGGAAGTTTTTCTGCGTCAGATAATCTTGGCGCAGGCTCTTCTTTGGTTATTGTTTGTTGCTCTTTTAAAGCATTGAGTCTAGCTTCATCAATTGATAAAGCAGCGATTTTTTTGTTTGCTTCTATTTGACCAGCAGCATCCGCGTTCTCGATCGCAGAGGCTAGTTCTTTTTGAGCAGACTCTAAACCAGTTTTGACTCTAGTTTCAAACTGTTTAACATAATCATCATTTACTTTTGAAAATTTTGTTTCAGCAGTTTTTCTTTTTTCTTCGACAGCTTTTGCATAATCTAAAGCAGCTCTTTCTCTTCGCTCTGCTTCTCGCATTTTACGAGTAAGTTTTGCAATACGAGATTGTACTCCTTTACTATATTCTTCAAGCTTGTCGTCGTCTCCACCCTCTTTGACTTCTTCACTTGTTTCTTGTTTTTCTTCTAACTTTGTTTCTCGTTCGTTTTCATATGTTTTATCTGTTTCTTGTTCCGTGGTTTCTTTGGGCTGTTCTACAACAGCTTCTTCTTTCTTTTCTGGTAACTCTATATCTACTTCAGGTCCTGAAGTATCTAGGTCCACCATTTTTTTATCGTCTTCTGGCATAGTTATCCTCCTATGTTAAAACTCATGCAAGATGTCCTCTGGACTATCAATTGTTGCTAACACTTCATCGTCGTTTAGCAGACGAATCTCCCCGCCATCTATTTTAATTCTTGATCCAGCATAACGTGCAAACATAACCCAATCATTTACTTTGCACCATGGACCATCAGGATACCTCTCTTTATCCTTATAACAGTCTGGACCCATAGCTAAAACTAAACCACATTGAGATGCAACTTGTTGCCTCTCTAATGTTGCTTCAGCTAATACCAAACCTCCTTTAGTTTTTTCTTTCATCTTGAAAGGTAAAACTAACATTCTCCAACCAGTTGGTTTTGGAATTTTTGCTTCTTCTTTTTTCTCTGATTTTTTTACGCCAACTAAATCTGTATTAGGTATTTCAATTTTTGTTTTTGGCGTCGTTAAGATCGATGACTGTTCCTTTTTCATTTTCTTGCTCCTTATCTTCTAGCAGGTTAGAGAGTTCCTGTCTTACGGCTTCTAGGCCGCTTATTTGTCCTGTTATATATCTGTATTTTTCCATACTGTCAACACCACCGGACGTTATTGATATTGATAATGCTTGCACTCTTGTGTTTATAAATCTAAGCAGTCGATTTATGACGTTTTCTAATTGCATCTTTTCCTTTCTTAGCGATTGAAGCAACTTTACTTTTACCCATCACTTTAGCTCTTTGCTCCATAACCGTTAGTATTTGTATTTTTCTTGCAAACGGTTTATTTACACGTTTGACTTTTGCAACAGTTGCTCTCGCATCTGATGGTGTTGCAAATTTTATTTTAACTGTATCTTTAGGATTTTCATCCGTATACAATCTTCTTCCTGAACCTTTAGGCTTTTTTCCCGTTCCTTTTTTTGGATCCGCCATTGATAACTCCTTTTAGTGTTTTAGCTTGCGCAGCATGTGTCTTTGATGCTTTTTGCAAACCTTTCATTACTTTTTTAATTTTTTGTTTTTTTAACACTTCCATCTCCTTCTTGCCTGACGGATACGTGAGTTCGGATCGTTACGAGTTTTTGCTGAAGCTCTTTTGAGCTGACCTAGTGATCTTGCGCAGTAAGACTTTCTACGTTTAGCAGCTTTTGATCCTGGTTTCACTTTACCAGTCACGGCTGTTTTTAATTTAGAACCTGGATTAAGTCTTCTATAAGCTTTAACTCCAGCCTCTGTCATT